CCTGTCCCTAAAACATTGAAGGGTCCCCGCATCATAGCAATTGAGCCATGTTGCATGCAATATGCGCAACAAGGGATAAGATCTCTTCTTTATGATGAGATTGAATCCTTTTGGTTAACTTCAGGTCACATTAATTTTCGTGACCAGTCGATTAATCAAAGACTCGCTGTTGATGCTTCTACCACAGGTCAATTAGCAACGATTGATCTTTCCGATGCAAGTGACCGGGTTCCCCATGATCTTGCAATGGAGATGTTCGATTCGAATCCTTCTTTGAAGGGTGCGATCGAGTCATGTAGGTCGACTAGAGCGAAAATGCCGGATGGCCAAGAGATTGGTCCTCTGTTTAAATTCGCTTCTATGGGTAGCGCTCTATGTTTCCCTATCGAGGCCATGTACTTTTACACACTTTGTGTAATGGCCTTGCTTAAGGAACAGAACCTCCCTGTAAATCTCGAAAACTGCTATGCAGTTACTCGAGATATTCACGTATATGGTGACGATATAATCGTCCCCACAACGTATGCGGTGGCTGTCCTTGACTGCCTGCAAAAGTACAATTGCAAGGTAAACGCTACCAAAACTTTCTGGAGCGGAAGCTTCCGAGAGTCATGTGGCGTAGACGCCTATCGGGGTTTGGAGGTCACTCCTACATATCTCGGTAAGCAATGTCCTAAGGACAGACAGCAATCGGATAGACTTATCTCGTGGGTTGAAACCGCTAACCTGTTTTATAAACGAGGTTATTGGCGAACAGCCCAATTCATCTTTTCTAAAGTTGAATGCATTTTGGGGCCTTTGCCCTATCTTGCCGAAGATAGTCCCGGATTGGGGAAATTCACATTTCAGGGTTTTCGCTCCGCCGAGAGGTGGAACGAGGGCCTTCAACGCCTTGAAGTAAAGGCGTGGATTCCTGAATCAGTGTATCGTACTGATGCACTGGATGGATTTCCCGCTCTAATGAAGAGCTTCCTAGACCTGGATAGGCTAAAAAACCTGTCCTTCGTCAGGGACGTTCAACATCTTGAGCGTTCTGCACTGCACCACGCAGTTGCACTAAAACGTGGTTGGGTCCCGTCCACATAGGATGGGAATTGAGGGTTAACCCTCTGGGGCATAATCTCCGCAAAGCCCAAAAAGCTAAGCGGGCAG